CCCATGCACACCAGCGTCCATCCGGTCGGGGCTGTCGAGTCCTGGAAGCCAGGTGACCATCTGCCGCTCAAGGTCAGGGAACTCTCCAACGTGGTGAACGGCGCCCTGCTCATAGAGCTGAGCGATGGGTTCCGCGCGGAGGCGTTTACCTTGCTTGGCGTTCACCCCGATGAAGCGGGGCATGACCATGCCTCCGGTCTTCCCCTCCTGCTCTAGTTCGCGCCAGGCCTGGATGAGGACCTGCTTGATCATGTCGCCGCCAAAGTTCGTCTCTCCGACAAAGGCGTCTGCCCGTAGTTCGATGGCCAGGAGGCAGGCTTCGCGGCCCCAGGCTCCTGCTCCGTGCCGTCCGGATCGGTCGGCCAGAACGTACAGCTGGCCTTGGTCGTCGCGGCCGGAGGCGACGATGCCGGTCTCATCGTTCGCGGTGCCTGCGCCGCCGGAAGGGTCGATGGCGACGACGACGCGGGTGAGTTCGATGCCGCGGAACGCGACTGCGCTGATCCGGTTGGCGGTGATCCATGCCCATTGCCAGACGCCGCCTTCGAGGGGGCGGGGCTGCTGCTGGTAGAGGGCCCACCAGACGCGTTCGCCGACGGACTTGCGGATGCGGGCGTAGTCGTCGGCGTTGTACCGCTCGGGCCACAGGGCCTCGCCGGGCTGACGTGCGAGGGGGTCGTCTTCGGTGAGGGCGATCGCAGGTAGGTCGATGACGATCCAGTCGTCGGGTTCTTCTTTCAGGAGCCGCCCGGATAGGTCGTCGTCGTCCCAGCGGGTGTTCACCAGTAGGACGGAGCCTTGCGGTTCGAGGCGGGTGAGGAGGACGGACTGCCACCAGTCCCATACGCGTTCGCGCTGGGTGGGGCTGCCCGCGTCCTCGGAGCCTTTGAACGGGTCGTCCACGCAGGCCACGTGGGCGCCGCGGCCGGTCAACGGGCCTCCGACGCCTGCGGTGACCATGCCGCCTTCATGGCCGTCGATGTCGAATCGGTTGGCGGCCTGGGAGCCGTACTTGAGGTTGATGCCGAGGGTGGGGGCGTGTTCGGTGATGGTGTTGCGGACCCATCGGCCGTGGTCGTCGGCGAGGTGAGCAGAGTAGGAGGCGAGCATGAATCGGTGGTCGCGCTGCTTACGCAGATACCAGGTGGGCCCCCAGCGTGAGGTACGGCGGGACTTTCCTGCGCGGGGGGGCATGGTGACCATGGCGCGGATGCGTTCGCCAGCGTCGATGCGCTGGTAGATGCGGTCGATGATGTCGAGGTGGCGGGCCTGCATCTCCTTGCCGTGGGTCAGGACGGCGGCGAGCGCGCCGGGGCTTCGGTCCATGGCCATCTCGTGTTCTACGGCGGCGAGCTGGGCGCGCAGGTCGGCGGAGGCGCTCCGGATGATGTCGATGCGCTGCTCGTCGGGTAGGTGTCGGTAGATGGCCAGGAGGCCGCTATTCGCCGCCACTGTCCGTCTGGCCCTTGTCGCCGTCCTGACCGTCCGCGTCATCCCTGGGTGCGGAACCGACGCCGATGAGGGCTTCGAGTTCGGCGGTGGTTGCCTGGTTCATCTGCAACGGGCCGCCGCCGGCTCCGGTGAGTTCGGCCTTGGTGGGCATATCCAGGCCGTTCAGTTTGGCGCGGCGGTCCATCAGTCGGAGGACGGTGTCTACGGCCCGCATGTCGAGTTCCTCGCCGACGGTGTTGCCTTCCTTGTCGAAGACGGGTGAGGGCTGGGTGGCGCGGGGCCAGGCGGCCTCGAGGAGGGCGTCCAGGCGTTCGTTTTCCTGCTGCCGGTAGGTGCTGACCTCGGCGGCTTCTTCGTCGCGGTGGGCTTGGAGGACGCGGTTGAGGTCTTTGCGTGCGGCGCTGGGGCTGCTGTAGCCGATGGCGGCGATGCGGTCGTCGTCGTAGCGGACGCCTTGCCTGCGGAGTTCGAGGAGCTTGGTTCGGCGTACGGCGACGTCGTCGCGTTCGAATTTGGTCCATGCCATGGCGGTGGGGCTCCCGCGTGTGTGGTTGTCGAGGCCCCGCGCCTTGTTACGGATGATCGCCGATATCCGACTGAATGTTCCCCCGGCCCTCAGGGCTGGACGTGCGGAAGCCTCGCCGCCGGGGGATTGGGGGCGAGGCTTCCGTGTGCTCGGTGGCCCGCTGACCGAGGGGGCGGGCTCCGAGCGGTCTTGTGGCACGGCCCGGGTTACTGGGTATTCCAGTGGGCGCGGGGACACCCTGGAGGAGTAACTCATGACCTCCCGGGCCGTGCTGGTTTTGATGATGGGGTACGGGGCGGGGTTTGTCTGAGGCGCTATCCCCCGGGGGTTACCAGGGGGCGGGGGCGTGTCCGTTGGCCCAGGCTTCGAGTGCGTTGCCGTCGACCAGCCGGATGCCGTGGGGAAGGCGGGCGTTGGTGTCGTAAGCGGACCGGGTGAAGCCGGCAGTGGTGACGATGACGGCTTGGTGGCAGTGGTGGATGTCGCGGTAGACGCCGTTGATGGTCTGCACGGTGTCGGAGCCAACGTTGTTGCCCGCCCCGTTCCGCTTGCACTGGATGAGGATTCGGCGGCCGTCGTAAAGGTGGGCGATGACGTCGGCGCCTCGGTCGTTGGCCTGGCCGACGCGGGTGGCGGTGTGAACGGCCCGGTCTTCGAGGGCGAGTTCGGCGATGGCCTGTTCGAAGCGGCTGGGCTTGAGTCGGTGGAAGGCGTCGGCGGTGCGGCGTCCAGGGGCGGGAAGAGCGTCCCGCCGTGGGGTGATGCGGCCCAGGCGGGCTGTGGCGCGGGTCATCCATCGGGGTCGTATCGCGCGGAGGATGACGGCGGCAGCGATGAGGGCGGCCATGGTGGCGCACTGAATGGGCCAGGTGCGGACGGCGATGTATCCCAGGAGCAGGGTGACGGCGAGGCCGCCGAGGGTGATCTGCGGTAAGCCTCGGCTGGTGCGGCGGCGGGTGTCGGTCTTGTAGGTGCGGCGGGGCGGGGTGTGGGTGCCGGCCATGAGGGTCTCCGGGGTCTAGTTGTGGATGTTGGTCTTGCCGAACCACTTCTGGTGCACGTTGGTGGTCTTGTGGATGTGGGTGGATTTGTGGCCGCGCATGGCGCCTGCTAGGAGCAGGCCGAGGAGAATCATCAGCCCTGAGGTGCCCATGAGGGCGAAACCGGCGAACATCTGACCGAGCCCGTATCCGACGCCTGCGCCTGCCGCGCCGACGCCGATGCCACTGGCGAGGATCTTCTGGGCCTGGGGATCGATGAGCGGCATGGGGGTCAGGTCGCGGGCGGGGGCGGGCTGCATGGGCTGCACGTACTGCTTCAGCACGGGCACCATGACACTGGGGTTCTCAGCGGATGGCACGTAGACGACTGTGGGCCGCTCTGCGTACAGCTCTACGGTGCCGTGCAGGGGCTTCTGGTGGGCGATGGGGTAGTGGCCGGTGGTGGGCTGCCCGGCCGGGAAGGCGTTGGGCTGCTGGTATGGCGCGGGCAGGTTGTTCACGGGTTGGGGTTCTCCTTGTCGGAGTCGAGCCGTTCAGTGGGGTGGGTGGAGATGCAGAAAGCCCCCGGGGGCGACCCGGGGGCTTTCTGGTTTCGTGGTGTTCTCAGTCGGTGTCTGGGTCGTCGACGTTGCCCGACTGCTCGTTGAAGTAGATGGCCGCAAAGCGCACAGCGGAGCTCTCGCTGAGGCCGGCCTTCTTCAGGCCGCAGATCATCTCAGCCACGTGGAGCATCGCCTCGTCCATGTGCGTCATCTTCAGTTCCGGGAACTCGTCCGGCTGCATGGGGAACCTCACCGCTTGGAATGGCCGCGTAGGTTCCATCATCGCCCTTTGCGAGCTTGTCTTGCAGGGCGAGTTTGGTGCAGAGGTCTCGGAAGGTGCGGTCGGACAGGGTGTAGCCGGCCTTGACCATGAGGGGGTAGACCTCGCTGGGCTTGGCGGGTTCTCCGAGTGAGGCGAAAAGTTCGATGGCGAGGTCGTCGTTGGACTTCGGGGTGATGCGGGTCTTGGCCAGCTCAATCGCGGCGTCCTGCGCGGCCGCCCGCTCGAGGGCGTCCTCGTCCAGCATGTCTTCGGTCAGGCGCGGGATCGGCATGGAGGCCCCGTGTGCGGTGATGGTGTCGCCGTCCTCGTCGACTGCGCGGCCCAGCAGCACGTCGTAGGACGCGGGGGTGGGCCAGGACTGGTAGAGCTCCCACACGGACTCGTGCATGCGGTCGGGGCCGACGTTGCCGTAGGCGTCGCCACGGAGGTTGGGGATGCAGCGGGCCCATCGCTGCCCGTATGCGAGGCCGGCGGCGCGGGCGGAGACTTCGTCGAGGTCGGGGCGGATGTCTGACAGTTGCCGTGCTGCGTCCATGAATAGTGTCGACATTCGCGCGTGGTCGGCGCTGCCTGCGGGGAAGGCTTCGGCCATGGTGGCGTAGGCCTTGGCGGGGGCGGGCTGGAAGGGGCCCTTGGTGGCGGACATGTAGACGACGGTGCCGGGGTCGGTGAAGATCGCCATGTCGGGGGCTCCGAACCCGGGGAACAGCATGTCCAGTTCGCTTGAGTTGTTGGTGCGCAGTCCGATGCGGCCTGGGGTGAGTTCGTCCATCGTTGCGGTGATGTAGTCGCGGGTGGCGCGCAGGCCGGTGGTGTCGACGCGGACGTTGACGGAGCGGCCTTCTTCGATGATGAAGTCGATGCCTTCAAGGACGTCGTCGGCCATCGACTTTGTCTCGTCGACACGGATGTGGATCGCGGGGATTTCGGCGGTGGCCGGCAGGTTGTCGACGTCCTCGTCTTCAAGCAGGTCGGCGTACTCGGTCTTGCGGGCTGCGATCACTGCACGAGCGGCCTGGACAACGAGCCTGCACTCGTCGTCGTTCGTGGCCGGCCAGTCGACCAGCGGGACGCCGATCCCGTAGCGGAGGTACGGGTTGACGAAGACCGCGGACATTTTTGCGGAGGTGTCGAGGTCCCATACGAGGGCGTCGACGCAGCGGACCAGACCGAGACCGAGGGTCTTCATCAGGGCTGTCTTGCCTGATCCCTGTGCGCCGACCGCGATGACGCCTTCGTCTTTCAGGTTCAGGGAGGCTTCGTCGCCGTTGCCGATCCGACCGAATCCGACGGGCTTGTTGATGGTGGTGGGGGTGATCTTCGGGTAGGGGATGGCGCCGGCCATCATGTTCTTGCGGGTGATGGCGATGAAGACGACGTTCCGGGGGACCTCGGGGCCGCCGGCGGAGAAGGAGACGCCGCCTCCCTTGGGCAGGTGCAGGGCGCCGGCAAGTTCGGCTTCGTACCCGCGTAGGACGTCGACGTTCATGTGAGCGGGGAGGGTGATTTTCACGGTTTCGCCGGCGCCGGACGGCCACCGGTCGACAATCGGGTCGGCGACGGCGCCTTCGATGCCGCAGATGTCGTACAGCAGCTTTGCCCAGCCGTCCTGTGCGGCCTTGATCTGCTCGCCTTCGGCGAGTCGCCGGTCCAGTTCCTGCTCTGCTTCGCGGGTGGTCTGCCCCCACTTGTCCATGCCGATGTTGACGGCGGCGCCGGCACCCCAGGTGGAGATGCCGATGACCATGGTGAGCATGGTGGGGCGGGTGGCGAGGGCGTAGGACAGCCAGCCTGTGGTGGCCAGCCAGGATGATGCTCGGGCGACCATGACGCGCCGCCAAGAGCCGCGGGCCTTTTCGTACAGGACGGCTGCGCTGGTGCAGACGACACCGGCGGTGGCGCCGGCTTGCCATGGGATGTCGGCGAGGGGTGCGATGAGTGCGCTGGCGCAGGCGAGTTCGGCTCCCCAGGCGGTGAGGCGTCCGGGGGTGACGGCGTCACGGGAGAAGTCCCACCGGCGCGGCTTGTCGGACGGGGTTTCCAGCCCGTAGGGGATGTCTGTGGTGGTCATGGTCTTCATCTCCTTTCGGTCAGGTCGGTTCGGTCAGTTGGAGCTGCGGCGGACGGTGACGTCCCACTTCTTCTCTGCGTTGGCTCCCTTGCGGGGCTTGGCGTTCAACTTGAGCTCGCGCTGGTGGGCGCGCTGGGCCGCCTTGATGGCCTTGCGTAGTTCGACCGCGATGGTGCGGACCTTGGAGGCGGTGGCGCGGACGGTGTCGTCGACGACGTCTTCGGTGGGCCAGGATTTGGCCATGCGCCGGTACAGCTTGGTGATGGCGTCGGCGACGACTTCGACGCCTCCGGCCGATCCTGCGACTTCGGACAGGCAGACGACCATGTGGCCGCGGTCGAAGCCCTTCATCAGGTTGACGAGCTTCTTGGTGCTGGCGTGCGAGGCGGGTACGACCTTGCCCGAGCCGCTGGTTCCGGCTGAGGAGCTGCCCGCGGGGAGGGCGAGGCGCTTCTGCCCGGCCGACATGATCGCGGCCCGCAGCTTGGCGCCTTCGAGGGTGCCCGCGGCGTTGCGGATGTTCCACCGCTCCTCACCGAGCCGGGGCTCCATGACGCGGTAGATGTCCTCGCGGTGCGCCTGCACGAACACAACGATGATCGAGTCGGCCATGCGGGCCGCGGTCAGGGCTGCGACCGAGGCGTTGTTCAAGTGCTTGATGACGGAGGGGTGCAGGGGGGCCGTCTTCTGAAGGGCGTTGGCGGCCTCGCGGACGGCGGCCGACAGGTTCCGGCACAGGGCGGGGATACCGACGAGCTCGATGACGTGGTCGGCCATGTCAGCGTCAGCGTCGTTGTGCAGGCCGTTGGCGAGCTGCTCTGCCATGGCTACGAGCAGCCGGTATGCGGTGGAGCCGCGGACGTCGATCTGCCGGGCTACCGCGACGCCGGCCGTGCGGGTTCCCGCGGGCTGCGTCGTGGCTACGGGGTAGGTCACGGGGGTGCTCCTTCGTTGTTCGGTCCCCGCCGCGAGGGCGAGCAGCTGTTCCTGGTGGTGCAGTTCGAGGTCGATCCGCTGGTTCTCGTAGCGGATCCGTTCGACCTTGATGGCGTGGGGGTCGCCGATGGTGCCGTCTCGGGCGGCGTCGTCGGCCGCCTTCTTACCGGCCCTGATCGCGGCGCGGCGGGCGGCCTTCTCACGCTTCGCCTTGACGAGCGCGATCCGGTCCTCATCGATTACCTCGCCGTCGATCACGTCGCCGGGTGCGCCGTCCGGCTTCGGGGGAAGGTCGTCGTCCACGAGCTCGGCGTCGACGTACTCGTCCGGGTCGTAGTCGGGCCTGGGCGGCAGGTCGTCGCCGGCGCCGCCGTCACCCTTGGGCGACTTGGGGTCGAGTCCGTCGCGTGCGGTGGACGAGCTGGCGTCGTTGACCGGCCCGTCCTTGTCCTTGTGGGGCCGACCCTTCTTGTCCTTCTTGGCCTTCGGGTCGAGGCCGTCCGGCGAGGACGTCCACGGGCAGTCTGCGCCCTTGCTGTCCTTCGACTTCTTGTCGCGGCCGAGCTTGTCCTTTAGCTTCTTACCGTCGCCCTTCAGGCCCTTCGCGCCGTCGAGGAGGCCATCCTTCAGGCCCTTCCCGGCCTTGCCGAGCTTGTCGGCGACCGGGTCCTTGACCTTCGGCTTGCGGTTCTTCCCTCCTCCGAGCCCGCTGCCGTTTCCGGTTCCCGGGCCCTTGGGCGTCTTGTGCCAGCCGCCGCCTGGCCCGTTGGGGGAACGGTGACGGCCTCCCCCGCCGTTGCCGCGGCCGCCACCACCGGATCCTGAGCGGTCGCGGCGGGAGTTGAACCTGTCGGAGTCGTTGTCGTTGGCGCCGTTGTTGGTGTTCTCGTCGTGCTCGCGGCGGCGGGCTCGCCACATGGATGCGGCGACGAGGGCGGGCAGTGCGGTGCCTCCGATGATGGCTCCGGCGGGTCCTGCGAGGAGGAATCCGAGGCCGATCGCCGCGGTTTCGCCGCTCACACTGTGTGAGATCGCGGCGTATCCGTTTCGCAGTGAATTGTCACTGTTGGTCTGAGAGTTCCTCGGGGCGGGGCGGGGCGGGGAAACGCTGCGGGGCTGCTGAACGACCACCAGGGGGCCCTGGGAGGCGTTGTCGGCCCCGCCCCGCCCCGCCCCGCCGCCCGCCCCGTCACTGACGGTAGCGTCCGGGGAGGTTGTCGTAGGGGCGACCTGGAAGGGGGTAATCGTCTCTGCGCTCACCTCCTGCACTTCCTTTCACTGGTCTTGGTGGGGGTTTCCTGCGCCGCGTGCGACTTCCGTCCGGGTGCCGTGGGCGGGCTGGCCGTCCGCGGCCTCGAGCTGGATCGGGTCTGCTGCACGGTTCGCCTCCTCAGGCGGACTTCGACTTGACCGCTTCGGCGAACAAGGTCTGGGCGGTGGAGAGGCGGTCGTACGCGGTGGTCTGGGTCAACCCGAAGTCGGCCATTACTTCGGAAAGGGGGTAGGCCTTCGGGTCGTTCGCTTCGACAAGGCGGGCGAGGACCGCTTCGACTTCGCCTTGCTTCTTCGCTCCGCGGCCACCGATCGGGGAAACCGAACCGGAAGCCGAAGCCGAAGTAGCGCCCTGCTTGGTGGCCGAACCCGAAGCGTTTGTCGAAGCAGAAGTCGAAGCAGCCGAAGCCTGCGCGGCGATCCGCTGGGCTCGCTCCCGGGCCAGGCGCTGGCGCTCCCTCTCCTGCTCTGCGGCTGCCGCCTCGCGGGCGTGACGTGCGGCATCGGCCTTCAGGCGGGCCTGCTCGGCTGCCTGCTTCTGCCGGTTCAGTTCGGCTTCGGCTTCGGCTGCCTGCTGCTCCCGGGCGATCGCGGCGAGCTTCGCTTCGGTTTCGGCTACGAGCAGGCGGCCCGCTTCGGCTTCCTCGCGGCGGCGTGCTTCGACTTCGAGTCGAGCGGTTTCTTCGGCTACTTCGGCACGGCGCTTCGCTTCGGCTTCGGCCGCTTCGGCTTCGGCGAGTTCGGCTCGGCGCTTCGCTTCGACTTCGGCGCTTCGGAGGTCGGCCTGGTGCTTCGCTTCGGCTTCGGCTTCGGACTTCGCCTTTGCTTCGGCGGCACGCTTCGCTTCGGCTTCGGCGAGCTTGCTGGCTTCTCGTGCCGGGCGGTCGATGGCGTCCTGGACGCTCATGCCGTCCGCGGTGAGGCGGAGGACCAGGGTCTGCTCTGCAGTGGCCTTGCGGCGCCATCCGCGGCCGTGCTGCTTGCGGAGCTGGGCGCGGTAGATACGCCGCTCCAGCTCGAGGTCGACGACCTTCTCCCAGGAGCGGATGCCCCACATCCGCTGGCGCCGCCACAGCACGAACGTGCCGGCCGGGTTGAGGAGCCAGCGGGAGACCGGGGGGCCTTCGATGTGCTTGTCGGCGACGATCTCGGCGATGCGGCCGATGGCGTGGCGGGCGGCTTCGACGGCGATGACGAAAAGGATGGGGATGACGGCGTGCATGCCGGTGCCGACGGGGTCGGGCCAGGAGACGACGGCGTTGAAGGCGATGGTGGCGGCAGTGAGGCCCCAGGCCGTGTAGCGGAGGAGGGGGTAGGGGATGCGGCGCCAGGTGAGGAGGAGGTCGAGGGCGAGGAAGGCGAGGATGCCGGCGTCGACGGCGATGGGGAAGGCGTGGGCGAAGTCGCCGAAGCCTTTGTGGGTGGCGAGCTTGGTGACGGCGCTGTAGGAGCCGACGAAGCCGAGGGAGGCGATGACGAGGACGGCGCTTACGACGATGCCGGTGAGGATTTTCTGGGTGCGGGTGAGGGGGGCGGTGGGTTCGGGGGTGGTCCCCGGCGTGGTGGGCGCGAGGGGGCCGCCGGGGCGGTTCGGCTCGTGGCCGTCGGCCGGGGTGGGGTTCATCGGGATCGGTGTCCTTCCTGGGTCAGTGGCTGTGGTTGATGGCGGGCTGGACGGTGGCCGCCGGCGTGGTGTTGGCGGCGATGACCTCGAGGGCGTCGGCGATGCGGTTGAGGGCGGATGCGGTGGCGATGACGCCGCGGGCGTGGGCTTCGCTGGTCTGC